AGGCTCCCATCAGGCACCTGCCGAGTAGATGATCTCGCCGCTGGACTGGAGTTCAGCTTCGAAGGTCAGGGCGTCGTTGTATGGGCCGGTTTCCGTGAAGGAGCCGAGATAGAACTGCCCGGTGATCGTCGTCCCGTCGGGATAAGTGAAGATCGCTTCGCCCATGCGGGCATTGGTGAACCACGATGCCTTGAGCGCCTGCGATTTCGTCACGCCGGAAACCGACAGGTTGATCTGGTTCTCCGCCGGATCGTCCTCCAGCAAGGTGCGCCAGCCGAGATCATCGTCCGACGTAATGTCAACCGGCTCGCCGTTGAGGGCGACCGCCTTTTCGCGGCAGCCGTCGATGACGACGCCGCCCCAAGTCAAAGTTACTTTTCGGCCGACTAACGCTGCCATGGTCAGTTCTCCTTGTACCAAATGGTGAAATCAAGTCGCACTCTGTAAAGATGTTCGCCTCCGTCTCCGAGTTCGAAGGTATCCTGTCCGCTCTCGTTGAAGGAAATATCAAAATCGAAATTGTCATAGGTAAAGGCCGCACCGCCGCCGGACAGCCGGGCCATTGCTTCACGTGATACGTTCTTGGCCGACGCATAGGTCACGCCCCAGTTATCAATCTGGATACGGGCCGTGAACAAGCCTACCTCGCCTTCATCGGCATACTGCGGCGATCCGTCGATCTTGTGCAGGACGATTGCCGGAAGGGCGCTAGCCTGCGGACGGACTCCCCACGTGATGCGCGGACCGACAAGGATTCCCAGCCCGACCGAGGTCAGCAGATAATTGGTAAAGGCTTCCTCCATCAGCCGCCTTTCGCCGCCAGCCTAGCAAGTTTCTTGGCGTGACGTTTCGCTGCCTTGTCGATCTCAGCCCACAGGTCATCCTTGATACCTTCAAGAATAGTATCCTTGTGCTGATCCCATGCGGGCCGGGCGAAAGGCTGCGGACCATGAAAGACGGTTCCCCATTCCTGCAAATGGGCATGAGGCACTGGACCGGCGCCAACGAATACTTCGGCGAACTGCTTGTCGTCCTTGTTTTCCTTGCGATGCAGCTTGGCTTGGCGCGGCGACAGTTTGGTGCCGACGCCTATCGAATTGCGCAAGTCCATGCCGCCGGTTCGCGGATCATCCGGCGCCAACGACCTCATGGTATCGGCCAAGGGCTGACCACGCTTTATCAGCGCCCGGCGCAAGGCATTCCGGGCAACCGCTTTCGGCAATTGGTCGAGAGTCGCGGCAAGCTCGCGCAAGCCTTCGACCTTGACCGTGGCGATGACTTTCACGGCTAGACGGCAACGCCAGCCGCGTTCAGCTTGACCCGGAGGACGGTCGTAGAAATGGCGGGACCAATGACGGTCGTATACTCGCCAGCGCTGAGGTCGGCCGAAGGCATGATCCCGCCCGGAGTATTGGACAGGCAATAGACCAGCCCCTGAACAAGGGTGCCGCCGATAGTGACGTCGCCTTCCGTCATGACCGTTAATGGCTGATTGAGGCTAGCGCCATGGAGGGCAATGCCGAACAGCGTCCGAACGTTCTCGGTTGCGGAGTCGGCGTCAGCAAGCCCGAACTTCTTGGTCGTGGTATCGCGATAGACCGTCTGGCCAGCAAGGATAGTCGCGCCAGCAATGCCATTGATCTTTTTCGCATTGGCGGATGCGATGCAGTTGGCAGGTGTTACAACGACGTCAACCATTGGATAGTCTCCTTTGAGTTAAGGCAGGGTTAGGCCAGTATCGGATCGGGCCGAAGCCTTGATACGGATGCGGTAGCGGCGATTTACCTCGTTAGCTTCGATAATGTCATACTGGCGGTCGCCGAACTGCAAGCGATCCTTCGGATTGACAGTCGCGGCGACGGTAGACCAGCGGATTTCAAACACGTCATCGACGGAAGCGCCGATCTCCTGCTGCGCCAGCCGCTCGCGTGCCGTCGCCGGTCGCCACTTGGCCCACAGAATCAGGAGGGGAAACCACGTCGGGATTTCATTGTTGAACTCGTCCCGTTCGATGCCCGACCGCAGGACGGTGATACGGCGGTCAAGATCGCCGGAGCCAGCCATCAGAAGCCAACCCGCCGGAAGGGCGCTATCAGTGCCGGCACCCCAAAGGGCAAGGCTCCCGCTGTCGTCCCGACCACTTCGCTCTCGCGGTATTCGTACAGGTCAGCGACGATCATCAGGACCGCGCTGCGCAGCGCCTCCGGCACCTCTGCGGAG